AGGCGCCTCGCTGGCCATAACGATTGACTCGTAAAGGCCTGCGAGGCGCCTGCCACGCGGGGCGGCTCGACCTCGGCAGCTCGAACACTTCGGATTTTAGACCTCCGCTCGCTCGCTTGCAAGCGACGCGAGGTGATCCATCGCGGCATCGAAGTCCATCACATCATCGATCAGCCCGCGATCTTTCGCCCGAGCCGCAAGCCACGTCTCTCCCGTCGCCCACGACATCACGTCGTCCATCGGGCGTCGTCGGCCGATCTTGACGGCGCGAATGAAGTGGCGGTTGAGCTCCGATACCTCGGCCTGGAGGGCGTCGAGGGCGTCCCTGTCGACTGGAGCACCAGAGACGAAGTCGCCCTTTCGGGCGCCCGTGGAGATCACGTGCACGTGAATGCCTGCCTTATCGTAGGCCCCTGACTGATCGTGAACGACCGCCACGGTGCCGATGCTGCCCACCGCGGTCGTCCTCGAGGCTGAGACGTGCGATGCCTGCGAGCCCACCCAATACGCAGCGGAAGCCCCTATGCCATCGAAATGCGCGGCGACGGGCTTGCGACGCCTGGCTGCTACGACCTCGGCCGCCAGGGCATCGGTACCGGCCACGGTGCCCCCAGGGCTGTCGATACGCAGCATGATGCCGCCGGCAGCGGGGTCTTTCGCTGCCGCTCGGATGGCCTTTTTTTTCTCTGCGCTCGAGGTCCCACCGAACGAGGTTTCGCGCTTGGTCATGTGGTCCTCGATCGAGATCACCGCGATGCCCCCTCTGACGTCATAGCCCTTGTTCCGTGGCCTGTCGTCTGATCGGCGCTCGAGGCCGACGCGCAGAGCCCCGGCGCGGTACGCCAGGGCCATCGCTTCGAGGAATTCGGGCAGAACGCACCACTTCCCCATCAGGGCGGCGCCACACTTGAGCCGCCGGACGCGATCGGCTGTCGGGGTCAGGCCGCGCTTCGATCGCCCCTGCGTCCCCGCCACGATGCGCCGAACTCGGGTGGTAGTGTTTGGGCTGGGCAGGTTCAGCGGCCATTCGAGCTCCGAACCGTACTCCTGTGGGGCCTGCGCCAGCACATCGGACACGTCCCCTAGAGCGGATCGCGCCGCGGTAGAGGTCCCCGAATACGCAGGGTTGACGACGGGCCCGACGTCCCAGACCTGTAGCGCTCGGAGCTCGCGCACTCGGGTTTCCCCGTCGCGCGTCCACGAATCGCCGCCCTGCGGCACCGAGAACGCGAAAGATGAGCCGTTTACGTCACCACGGCGGATGTGCTCGCGCACGTCGGATGCAATCGTCGTCGCCCCCGGGTCGATCTCATAGCGCAGCCCGCGTCTATCGACGGAGACACGAAGCGTTTTTGAGCTGGTGCGCCCGAGGAGGTTGTCATCGGCGTGATTGAACAGGCCGACGATATCCTCGGCCAAAGCGGGCTCATCGAAGGCTGTCGGGTAGATGCGCTCGACGACCCCCTCGGCCAGCCGGTACTCGGTCTGCGGGGTGCCGTCGTAAAAGACCGCAGCGTATCCCTCGATGCGTCCGTTGTCCCCACTGCGCACCTCGTCACCGATAAATCTACGTTCCATGATTCTCTCCCGTGAATTCGAGTGCCAGAGTGCGCGAGAGCTCGTTCGCGTCGATCGCGTCGGGCACCCTGTCCGCCATGACGCTCAGCGGCACATCGCAGGTCGTATCCAGTCGAGCCCGCACCTCCTCGAAGAACCGCTCAGACAGGGCTGCGAAGTCGACCTCGGCGAGGTTTGCGATGGGTTCGACCGTCGCGTCGAAGGTCTTCTCGTGGTCGCCCCTGAGCCGCATCGCTATCCAATGCGGGAATTCGCCCGGGTGGTTCCGGGCCTTCTTTCTGCTGTCGTGGGAGATTCGGCGGGCCATGCGATTTAAGACCCCTTCGAGGGCTGCCACCCGGTTCGCGTCTCCCTCCGAGATCGGCGCGCCGTTCGTGTCGCCATCGGGGTCGACCTCGGGCTCGTCAGCGTAAGCCATATTCATCGGGCGCAGGTAGCGATGTCCGTGCCCGTCTGCCCTGGGGTTCTCGTTCTCTTTTTTGAGAACGTCATCGGGGCTGTAGATCCCGTGATCGATCGCGATCGCGTAGCCCTCCATGCGCGCCTTGAAGTCGACCCTCACCAGCGCGTTGCGGTTGAACTCGACATAGTGGGTGTCGTTCTCGCGCTCTGAATCGCTCAGCAGCTTTTCTCTGCACTCGCACTCCCAGTTGACGAGCCAGTGATCGAGGGCATCGTCGAGAAATGCTTGGTTCTCTTGCTCGAGCGAGTTGTAGGAGCTCTTCGAGCTGTCGCCCAGCTTGTGCGGTGGCACCCCGAACCAGTTGGCAACCTGTCGAATCTCGAACTCCCGAGTTTCGAGGAATTGAGCATCGTCGTGCGACATCGAAAACGGTTTGAGCGTCAAACCCTCCTCGAGAACCGCTGCTTTCCCGGCGTTGTCCGAGCCGCCGTAAGTCTCTTGCCATGATCGGCGCAGGTTTGCGCGTCCGTCTTTGCCCAGTGACTCGGGATGCTCGAGCACGACGGACGGATTGAGCCCGTTCTTGAACGTCCTACTGCCGTGCTTCTGTGCTGCGAGGCCGAGCCCGAGACTATCGCGAGCCGCCCCGATGACGCTCATGCCGTCGACACCATCTCCCATCCCGCGGATGTGTAGGACCTGATCGGTCCTCAAAACGAGCTCTTTCCCTGTCTGTAGGCCCGTCTTGGCGTCTTTCGGGACGGTGACGTAGACGAGCTCCCCGGCTACGGTCTCCGTGTAGGTGCTGTCAGGCGGGATCGGCAAAAGGGCGATCTTGCGGCGCCCGTTGCGCACCGGGCGATCGATCACCGCGTGCGCGTTTCCCCAAAGACAGGCCCGCGCCTGCATCGTCTGGCGGAATTGGAAGAAGCCCATCCACTCGTTCGGGCGGTGGCGAATCGGCTGAAACGCGATGTGATCTCGCGCCACCTCGCGGCTGCCGTCGTCGCCCCTGCGGTAGATGTTGAGCGGTATTTTCGCGACGTAGCTCGAGATCAGCTGCACAGCCTTCCAGACTGCCGGGTATCGCATCGCGCTCACTGAGGAAACGCGAATTCCAGCCTCCGATGTGCTGCCGCCTCCCAGCGTCTCGATGGTGAAAGCATCAGGAACGCTCAGCGGCACGTTGGGATTCTCGAGAGATCTCTTCTCGGTCGTTTTCTCGGTCGTTTTCTCGGTCGTCATACTTGAAACAGACCTTCATTTCGGTAGATCGATTCGGGCTTCGCGACCGCCACCATGGCCCTTCCGACGGCCATGATGAGGGCGACGATCCCATCGATTTTCTCGGTTGATCGCCCCTTGTCGGGCTTGATGTTGCCCGCTGGATCCCCTGTCGCTGTGACGTTGTCTGCCATCCAGCGCAGCGCGGGGTTGGCGCCGTGCGATAGATCCCGCGCCAGGACCATCGACATCAGCTGTTTCATCGGCTCATTCATCGAGGCGAAGCCTTGGCGGAACTTCACCATTTCGATTCCGTCCTCCTCCCCCAGCTGCGTCGCCAGATGCGATGCGTTCCACGGGTCAAAGGCGATCTCTTCGAGCTGGAAACGCTCGTCGACCTCGAGAATCTTCGAGCGAATATGCCGGTAGTCGACGGAGTTTCCTGGTGTGAACTCGATCAGACCCTGCTGCTCCCAAGTCAGATAAGGAACTCGATCGCGCTTCGAGCGTTCGTGTGCGCGCTCCTCGGGCACCCAAAAGAACGGAACGACCGCGTTGTCGTTGTCGGGGAAGAGCAGGACAAGCGCCGAGATGTCAGTCGTAGACGACAGATCGAGGCCCGCGTAGCAGCGTTGCCCCTCGAGCTCGTCGATGTCGACGCTACCTAAGCACCCGTCCCACTTGTGCATCGGCATCCAGCGCGTGGCCTGCTGCGTCCAGACGTTCAGACGGTAGCGCTTGAAGGTGTTTTCCTGCGTTGGCGACTCCTGCGCCTCGAGACAGTCCGCGGCAAACTGCGATGCGTCGATCGTCACCCCGTAAGACGGGTTCGCCTTTCGCCAGGTCTCTTCGTTCGTCCAGTCGTCATCCTCATCGGCTGCGCGGATATACGCGAAGTAGGTGTCATCGTCGGATTGCCCGTCAAGAACCTTTCGCGCTCGCTTGTGCTGCTCGTAACAGATGGAATTTCGGTCGTAGCCCGCTGTGGTGATCGCGATCAGTAGCGGCTGCCGCCTCGAGGCGCCCCCATAGCGCAAGCAATCCCAGAGCTCGCGATTGGGCTGCGCGTGGAGCTCGTCGAAGATGATCCCGTGCGGGTTCAGCCCTTCGTTACGGTAAGCATCGGACGAGATCGCCCGCAGGAAGCTATTTTGGGACGGTATCGAAAGGTTTTTCTGCGAGTCTCGAGGTTTCACGTAGCGCTTCAGGAGCGCGGACTCCTGCGCCATGCGCGACGCCTCGTTGTAGACGATGCCCGCCTGGATGCGATCGCTTGCCGCACAGTAGACCTGTGCGCCCGCTTCGCCGTCTGCGGCGAGCAGGTAGAGCGACAGGCCCGAGCAGATCGTACTTTTGCCGTTCTTTTTGGGGATCTCGACGTAGGCGATGCGAAAGCGTCGCTGACCCTCGGGATTCATCCAGCCGAATAGCGGCTTGATGAAGTCGTCGCGTTGCCAGTCCATCAGCTCGATCGGCTGCCCTGCCCACTCTCCGATGGTGTGACGAAGTCGGAGGAAAAACTGCACGACATGATCGGCTGCCGCCTCGTCGAAATAGCAGCCGTTCGCCGCTGCTTTCTCGTCGGCGGCGGTTTTGATCCATCGGGCGGTAGCCTGATCGGGCTTCGTCAGCGTCATCCCCCTGCCGCCTTGCCCTTCTTCAGCGCGAACGCCCCAAGCGGGTCTGCCGCCTCCTTCGTTTCTGCGCCGATACCGACTCGAGACGCAGGGGAGAGCCCGAACTCCGATGCCGCCTTGATCATCGCGCGGCGCTCTTGATCTCGGATCTTGACGTAGGGATGGATCATCGGGGTGCCGACGGTCGAAGGGGTCAGCATCCCGTGCTTTTTGACCAGTTTTTCCGCCTTCTCGTAGTTCGCCCACGCCTGGCAGTAAGCGGCGAACATCGCGCGGCTCTCCGGGCCGAGGAGGCCGAGCTCGACGAGCTCGGGCGCCAGGCGGCTCCACTCCTTGAGCGCGAACGTCGTCAGCCACTCGGGCGGCTCGGGCATCCCGCTCGAGAACTCGGGCTCCGGTGGTCTAGTGTCCGCGACGCGGCTGCCTGTGAGCTTCAGGACCTTTGTGGGGGTCGGGCTCGGGCCTCGTGCTCCCATGGGATTACCTCTCGTCCTTCACTAGTCGGGTGATACCCCCACGTTTTTGCGTTAAGGGCGGGCGCACGTCGCTGTGGCTCGCGCCCCCCAGAAAGCGAGCCCCCCCCGGTCGGGGCGAACACTCGTTCGCTGTGGGATTTTCCCCGCTTGCCA